TTTCGTAATTTGTTTATCATTAATAGGATTTATTGGAATTAATTTTGTTTCATGTAATTTCCTGGTGCCTGGTTCCATTAATAGGGCCAACGTAATGGGCGGGCTTAAAAATCCACCACCTCTAGATTGCAAAGAATCAGAAAGAAGGGGTTATGAGGTCTTGCTCACACTTCTGACCACTATTATCGCCTTAAAAACAAAAATAGATGAAAGGTAAATAATGCCAAGAGAATTTGACACTGATTCTAGAAAAGACTGGAACACCCCGATTCATAATTTGCTGAAGGCCATCGACAACCACAATAGAGAGTATTTTAAAAGTGGCGATTTATGGCACCTGGAAAAAGCGAATCAGTTAAGGTCTTATGTTTGTGAATTAAAGGAGTGGATTAAGAAGAATGAGTCTAATTAACATAAGAAGTTTCTTCTACTAGACAAGTTCCTTTTGTTTCTAATTTTACAGACTCATCTGGATAAACAACAAAAATATCAAAATAATTCCGGCCCTCTATTAGGTCAGAAGTTACTAGGTTATCCATGGTTAATTTTATTTGACCTTGTGCCCTATTAACATAAACGATACTGAACGTTTCAAAAGTAGGAGAAGTCGGGAATTTCTTTATCCTTGCAATAACAGTACAACCCGTGAGGTTAATAGGAGTTTTTATTTGAGATTTTTGAAATAATTGAAAGGGTTCATCAAAATCCGTTCCCTTAAAAATCCTAAATCTGACTACTTCTGAAACGGACATTAGAGACCTTCCATCCACAATTTTCCTTCGGCAATTCTTCTGCGCAACAATCCTGCTTCAACAGAACTACCTGGATTCCTATAAAGTTCTAAAGTTTTAGGAATTGCTTTCCAATCTTTTTCTCTCAGGTTTTTAGAAATTGTATTAAAACCAGAAGAGCCATAAAAATTAGCACCTAAATTATAAGCGAAAGATAAAAGTGCTCCTTGCTGATTCTCACTCATTTCATTCCAATAAGGAATTTTCTGTAGAGAAGGTAAAAACTCACGGCGAAGCTGGAAGTATAGAAGATCATCTGCCTCATCTTGGGTGATAGTGTTCCCGATCATAAAACGAGTTCCGTCTTTTCTACGAGTGCTGCCCCATCCGATTGTAATTGGGAGAGAATTTGTGAGGGGATCATAATATGCTTTGAGATGACACCCCTCAAATTCCTTGATAAGTTTAATTCCAGGTTCTGGTAGTCCTTCAAGTGTCGGTTCTACTTTTTCATTTCTAAAACGTCTTGAAAACTCGTCTAAAATCTCTTTATGAATAGATGCCTGGAGAAAATTCCATGCATCTACTTGATGTGGGAGTTCTTTATAAAACTTGGCAGCATCAGTGAATTTAATATTCATTTATCGTTCTCCGTATTATACATTACTCTCCACCCTTTCCATTTTCCTTTTGTGGCTGGAGTTCCTCTTTTAGCAAGTCTAGAAACTGTTTGATTTTTAATACCTAGTTTTCGTTCGGCTTCCTGCATAGAATAAAAAATAAATTTGTCTCCATTAGGACTAATAATAATTATTGATTTACTACAAACTTCTTTTGATCTTTCTATTCTTTTTTTATTATCATCTATAAATTTTTGAGAATTTCTGTACTCTGGGCTAAAGATTCCAATTTTATTCTCATAATTTTGTTTTCCAATTACTAAACCTACCATTCTACCGACCATTTTCGGTTTATCTGATTTTTTATATTCTTTACTATGAATTCCAATTTCATTTTCAAAACATTTTTTTCCAGTTTCATGTAGCATTTTTTTATGGTCAAAAGAATTTATATATTCTGGATTATGAAATCCAAGTTTTAATTCTTTAACTCTCATTCCAATTTTATAATTTGCCTCAAAATTTGTTGAAGGACAGTTGGCAGTAGGACTCAAATTATAACACATTTCTTTACCATACCACATATCTAATAAAGATTGTTCAAGAATTCTTTCTTCACTATCGTCTTCTATTACTTCCCATTCAAAACAATCTGGGGTTTTTCTTAATGCTATATGAAAAGGATAATTAGAATTAGATTTTAGATGTTCATTTTTTCTTCTATTGAAATTAATAGTACTTCCAATATAAAATTTTCCATTCATAGTATTTCTGGCAATATAAGTAATCATTTGCTTTATAAATTGACTTGCACTACTATTTATAAAAGTTTATACTTGAAAGGGAGGTAAAAATACCTCCCAACCTGGAAAGATGCAAGTCAATTACAGGCACTTCTATTTATGATAGAAATACTCTACCCCACCCGTCAGCAGGATGTTTTATGGTCCACCTTTTTTCTAATGTTATTCTTGAATAAACAACCCCTCTCCCTTTAGATACGGCTCCAGTGTAGCCATCCGCAAGATCCCCGTATGGATCATTCGCCACGTAGTCTCCCTTATCAGTTTTTCCAATCACCACAATAATATGCCCTGAACCTGTAGGAGCACTTTCAGGTCCTCTATGAAGAATGCCAATCGCAACTGGTCTTCCGGCCTCTAGTTCTCTATCAAGATCTGCAAATGTCATGTCATATCTAAAAACCGACTCAAGACCATAACTCCTCAAAACTCTAGTCTGAACACCATGATCAGTAGAGCTACCAATGGCCAATACTTTTCTCAAATAAGCGTCGTCTCCTCTTGGTCCAGGTGGAAGTGATCCGGGTTTTAGAAACTCTAGACACATTGCACAAGCAGAGGAATTACAAGTGGAATCAGGCAAAGTGAAATTATCCGTTTGCGGGTACCAGGGGACATTTAATAAGATACCAGATGGTTTTGCGGTTTCTTCTGGTGCCCTATAAATTCTTACCCAATTTGCATTGTCCTCAAGAAGTTCAGGGGCCTTCTGCTCTAAAACTCTGGCTAAATCATCAACCGCCGCACGGTGCTTTGGTAGATTATGATTATAATACCTAAAGAAATTCTGAAGTTCTATTTTCATGACCATAAATACTGCTATATTACTATTTAGTTTTGTGTGGTATTTTAACGGTCAAGAATTTGATGAGGTCGATAAAAAGTATGAGGGATTTGTTTACTTAATAACAAACCTAGAAAACGGGATGAAGTACATTGGAAAGAAACACTTCTGGGAAAGAAGAAAAAACGCAAAGACTGGAAGACGGCAAACCAAAGAAAGCGATTGGAGAAAATATTTCGGTAGTTGTGACCAACTAAAAGAAGACGTTAAATCTTTAGGTGAAAACAAGTTCAAAAGAGAAATTTTGTATTTATGCCCTCATAAAAAAAGTATGTCCTATTATGAGACATACGAGCAGTTTAAAAGAAATGTTTTATTAGATGAGGCCTATTATAATACTAATATTGAAGGAAAATTTTATTCTAGCGAAGTAGAAAGAATTTATGGGCTGGTTATTTCAGGAGAGAATCCACAAGGAAAAGAACCTCATTGAGGTAATCATCAGCGAGGTTCTTTTCGTTTTGTGGATTTTGTTCTCTTTGGAGTTTATTTTTAAGGCCGTTTAATTTGGCCTTAAGAGAGTAAACATCAGTAGAGTGGATCATCAGTCGTTAAAATAATCAAGTGCAATATCAATTACACTATCTTCGGTCAATGATTCAAATAGATCAAGAGCTTCTAGTACATCAGAAGCATAACCTTCTGAAATCATGTCCTCAAGAATATAATCAACTAGAGTGTTATAATCTTGCTCGGATAGTTGAGATGCAAACTTGGCAAGACGCTCTTTATAACCAGTCTTGGTTCTTTGGCTAGAAAGACGAGCCCCTGGACCAGAAAATCGAGTTCCCCTAGCAGTTGAACCTTCTGCGGCCTTGGCAATTTTCTTGGCGGCCTCTTGTTTACGAGCCGAAACTGTTCTTTGGACAGCAGGCTGGCCAGAGGTTTTTGCTGGAAGAGCAAGCATTGGTTTTGGCTTTGCAAATGCATCACCCACTTCTTTCTTGGCAGATGTAGTTCTTTCGGACTTACGAGACTCATAATCAGCCCGACTCATTTTGGGCTCATCTTTCTTACCCGCCTTTCTTTGAAGCGCAACACCTACTTTACGAACAGCCCGACCAACAGCCTGCCTTTTACTACCACCAGGCTCTGTGGTAGTGGTAACAGTGGTGCGACCAACCTTGGCGGTTCTAGTGGTTGCTGGAGCAGCGGATGCCGCTCTACCACTACCCTCAATTGCCTTTCCAGCACCATAGATGGCCTTACCACCACGACGAAGAATCGATTTTAACATGGCCTTACCTTTTTCTACTACTTTACCACCCATAGCCTTAGTGGCACGGCCTAGACCACCAGCAGAACCTGAGATAGACTGTTTTACAGAAGAAATAGGACCACTGAGTTTGGATTTAACCTTAGAAATAGCATTACCAACTCGTGCGGCGCGAGCTGACATTCTTTGCTTTGATTCTGCATCCAGGCCAGCCGCAACCGCCTTACCAGACTTTCTGGCTAGTTTTTTAGCAGCAGATTGTTGGGCCATAATATCACCACGACCAGAAGTCACTCTATCCTGAGCAGAGCCAGCATATTGAGAACGCTGGGATCCTTTGGTAACAGTTGCCTCGGTGAGAATATCTTCAATAAGCTCATCGTAAGACTCACAAATTACCTCATCGGTCGAGGCAAATGAGAGCATTTCAAATGATTCGTCTAAGGTATTACCATAATCACGGAATTCCCAAACGAGTTCTTCGACTACTTGTTCAATATCTCCATCTTGCATGTAATCAACAAATCGAAGATTATCAAACAGATCTTCGACCTTTCGGTGATCGTAGATTTCCGAATAGGCTTCTGTTAGACTATAAAGTGACATATTTTTTAGAAATAGGTTTTCTTTTAGTATTTAGTAAAAAAACCCTTAAAGGGGCCGGGGTTATTTAATTCTTATTCGTTTTGATTTATCTATTCCTCTATTTCTCTGATATAAAGTAATTTTATATGTATAAATTCTCGGATTTAATTTAGTCATTTATATTCTGTTAGTACGACATTAATATTTATAAAAAAAGGTGCTCATATGAGCACCTAATCCTGTCTGTGGAGTATTGTCGTACTAACAGACTAATATATTTAGTCAAAGTTTGAAGTTGGCGAAACTATCTGGTTTAATGTCCTGATTAAGACCCCCTACTAGATAAGAAGTAATCTGAACCTCTTGAGGTGCAACCTGCACCCCCTTTGAACTGAGCCAGTTATCCGTCCATGGAAGAGGATTATTATTGGCCGGAATATCATAAAGAGGTTTAAAACCAATAGCCTTCATACGTCTATTACAAACCCACTCAACATATTGACAAAGAAGAGCGGAGTTTAACCCTATAAGTGAGCCGTCTTTAAAAATATATTCGGCCCATCTTTTTTCTTGATTAACTGCTTCTTCAAATGTCTTATAAACCCATTGCTCTTCTTCTTTTGCAATTTTAATCATATCAGGATCGTCGCCTGATTTCCATTTTGAAAGAATATTTTGAGTTATATTTAAATGAACGGCTTCATCGCGGCTAATTAGCGAAATAATCTTCGCACTTCCTTCCATTAACTTCAGCTCACCAAAGGCAAAAGAACAAGCAAAGGAAACATAAAAGCGAATTCCTTCTAGGATATTCACTGCCATTATGGCTCGATAAAGTTTTCTCTTTACCTCATAAAGCTCATTTTTACCTAAATCTACACCCTCATTATTAAATTGCCAAAGATTTGAAGAAGAGTATTGTTGAGCATGTTGAATATATTCATCGTAATTATCAGTAATACTCTTGGCTCTCTCTAAAATTCTCTCATCTCCAATAATAGTATCAAATATTTCGGATGGATTAGCATAGATATTTTTTATAATATAAGTATATGATCGACTATGGATCATTTCCATGAATCCCCAGGCTTCTATACATGATTCAAGTTCTGGTAAAGAACAATATGGCAGAAAAGCAATTGAAGTTCCTCGACCCTGAACAGAATCAAGCATAATCTGATACTTTAAATTAGAAGTATAAATGTGTTTTTGCTCTGAGCGAAGAGTCTGATAATCTGCCCTATCTTTTTGAAGATTTATTTCTTCTGGACGCCAGAAGAAACTGAGCTGCTGTTGTGTGAGTTTTTCAAAAATTGGGTATTTATACTCATCATATCGTTGGATCCCCAATGGAGCACTAAAAAACATTTTTTGCTTTTTAGTGTTAATTTCTTCTGTATTAAAAACTGTCATTCCTTTTACTTTAGACATAAATTTCCTAGATTAAACGTTACATGCGATACATTCTTCTTCTGATGATAAGATTTCGGAAATTAAATCATTATTTTTAATTTCTTCGGCAGAAACATCATCAGTTTTGCCGTCATATGTGTTATGATAATATGCAGTCTTTGCACCATATTTGTATAGTGAAAGAACGTCATTGACTATAACACTGATTGGCACTTCATTATTTGGATAATTCTGGGGATTATAGCTACCATTTACACTAATTCCCTGGTCAAAGAACTTTTGCATAACAGAAACACAATTAATATATCCTTCATTTGAAGGCATGTCCCAAAGAAGTGTATAATTGTTCTTTAGTTTATTATACTGGGGTACAATTTGTTTGAGAGTTCCCTTTTTAGATTGTTTAATGGAAAGATAATCTCTAGGAGGTTCTACTCCGTTTGTTGCATTACACGAAACTGAGGATGATTCCGTTGGGGGTTGAGCCGAGAGTGTGGTATGGCGAAGACCATATTCTAAAATATCCTGACGAAGTTGTTCCCAGTCATGAGTGTATTCTACATTACAAATTTCATCAACTTCTTTCTTATAAGTATCAATTGGAAGAATTCCATCAGAATACTTAGTGTGTTTAAAGTTGTCACATGCACCCTTTTCTTTTGCTAGATTATTGGATGATTTTAGAAGATAATACTGAAAACTTTCAGTTAGTTTATGGACAGCTCCCCATGCACCAGGATCAGAATATTTAAATCCTAGTTTAGCAAGATAATGAGCCAGACCAATATAACCAATGCCTAAAGATCGACTAGCCTTGGTTGTTAGTTCGGCAGCCTTAACAGGATAATCCTGGTGATCAATTAGCTCATCTAAAAATCTAACGGAAAGATCACAACATTCTTCAAGTTCTTTATCAGACTTAATTGTACCTACATTAACACAAGAGAGAATACACAGAGCAATAGAGCCGTTTACATCATCAATATGTTGAATGGGAGTAGTTTTGAGTAAAATTTCCATACAGTTATGAACAAGAATATCATTAGCATAGAAATTATGCGTGTCCTCGACTGTAATATCATAAACTGGAATTTCTTCTGTCAAATGTTCAATTTTTAGCATTTTCGTTTCTCCTTTTTTGCCACATAATAGTTAAATTTACAGATGCCTTTTCGGCTAAAATTTTTCTTTGAGCTTCATCCCTGTAATATGGATTATAAACTAATCCACTTTTTTCTTCTAAAATTTTAGTATAATTACTGTATTTTGCATTAAATCTATTTTTAGAAAAAGTTTTAGGGAAATTTAAATTTAATTCATTTTTTGCAAATCGAATGATTCTATTTCTTCCAGGTATAAATCCATATTT